CAATACTCTTGGTCGATACTTTTCAATAAAAAGGTCTTCAAACATAATCAAGCGTTTGTAATATCATTTTGTGTACTAATATGCAATGATGTTTTAATAAAATCAATAAAACGTTTAACACAACTATGGTGGGTAGGTATACCTTTTGATCTTAAGAAACAAAATATATCGTAGCTTGTACTGTTATCAAACATTAATATAATTTCATTTTTATATTGAAGCATGCCGTTTTTGGTATACATAGTATTTCTATAAGTTTCTATAATTTTATTTTTTTCAGATTGTGTTAACGTATCTTTATATTTCTTTATGCCTTTAGATACCTTCTGCCCAAATTCTTTCCAATCTTCTTCTGTTCTATTTTGAGCAGCCTTTATAGATGCTATACTCTTGAGTGCAGATTCGGATGCCTTCTGTTCTGGTGTTCTTAGGCTTTTTGTCATTAATTCTTTTTGTTGCCTTTGTTGTTTCTGTTCATCTGTTAGACTTTTTTGGTGGATGATTTGACTTTTGCTGAGTATTTTACTAAGTTGTAATTTTTGCTCTGGTGTGCGGCTATGTACAGTTTGTTTATAGGTTTCTATGCGTTGTGGTTGGCATTTAGCCATTGATTGTTTTATTCGATTCTTTACTTCTGGTAAATTTATTGTATTTTTAAAATTATTAACCTGTCGGGTGGAAATAGATGAATCTGCTGCTATTGTTTTGCGTCTTTTTTGTATAATTTGGTCTACTTCTTCTTTTGTCTTTGCTAAAAAGGTATTACCACCATCACCTCCATGTGTAAGGTTAAGAAACTTTTTATCATTGACTGCATTATTTTCTTTGATGAGTGACCTCTCTGCTTCGGCTAGTTCTATGCGGTCTTGTGTTTCAAATAAGATCTCCTTGTTTTTAAGAATATCTTTGCCATATTTTGAGAAATATCTTTTCAGTATCTTGCCAGATCCTGTATAATCCAGTTTACCAGATTCACATTTTCCGATATAATACAACTCGTCATCGTTTATTTGTATTGTAATTTTATAAATATACATCATATTACTTATGTCTTGAATTCAAGACCTCACAATGTAACTTATAAAATAATTAATTGTTATAACCCAGATGACCCAAAACCTTTAGTACTTCTGGTTGTTTCTGAGATTTGTGCTGAAAATGATAATTTTGCTTCTATTATAGGATAAAAAACTGCTTGAGCAATTCTATCGCCCATCTTAACTTGGTAATCTTTTCCTGTTAAATTATATAGTTTAATAGACAAATCGCCCCGATATTGATTATCAATTATACCGAAATGAGGTTGGATGCCCGATTTAAATCCCAGGCCCGAGCGCCCCTCGATGCGCATATAATACCCATCTTGAATATATGCAACTTGCAATCCAACAGGAACTACAGCATTACCGACTGTAACTCTATCGCTACATTCGAAATCTTCTTCATCCATTGCAATAGTGTCGTGCTCATATAGGGGCAAAACTCTCGTAGCTGGGATTACAACATCTCCAACTGCATATAAATCATAACCAGTATCTCCGGTGATGTTATTTGAAGTTATAGACTTATGATTACGTGTTGGCAATATTGCCTTCTCGTTCGTCCTAATAAATTTTACTTCAATCAAGGGTGTATTCCCTCCAGTTGGGTGGTTGAATTGGAGCATACTCGTGAACATCTGGGGCCATCTTATACCAATCTACAAATCCTTCTGATTCTTCTGATTGTATTAGCTCTTGCTTGGTATATTGGTATAAATAGAAGAATTTTTATCATGTTCGAAAACTTCAACTTGTACTACCCAACAACGATCGCCATATTGTTCAGCAATCATATCGGAAGCAATCTTAAAACAAAGCTCCGCTGCCTTCTCAATGCCAACACCATCAAACATAATTCTAATATCCAAAGCACCCTTATCATGCAGGGCTTGAAGATCCGGCAGTAAAGGATCATCATCAGAAACTAAAGTAGTATGATCAAAAATATAATTTAAAGTAGTCTTGAGACCTTTAAGTGATCCATAATCAACAGCCCAGTTTCTTTCGTCCAGTTCTTTGCAACCGAATGTAAATTTAGCAGTTAATAGATATCCGTGAATTTTCCCACATCTGGATGGGTTTTCCCCTGCATGAGGGCGCGTTTCATTTGCTTTCCATTGGCGAAAAGCACAAGATCCTAATTCGATTACTTTTGTTGATTGATAGTTACTCATGTTTTTAATTTAATATATTAACACAATAAAATCAACTCATTGTTTGTATAACCTGGCGCCAGATTTTCTCTTATAATGTTAGTTTCTATTTCAAACACATTAGAACCACTCCATGGAAATACAAACCACGATGCAGGACCCCAGCCACCCCATTTACCATCAAAAACATTATAAGGGTTTATATTATCAAACTCCTGTTCTTTTTTGCTACTAAAGGTAAGGGCAAACGATACTCCAGTATCAGCTGTCATTAGTTGAACCTCGTAAATATCTTTAACAGATAGTATAGGGAAATTCATTTGCTTTCATTTAAAAGTACTTGTCCACCCCAAGAACCTTGTTCCATTACTGGATTACAATTTACTTTACAGGCTTGCATAGTTCTCAACAAAGAGATTATTTCATTTACCCGTTCAGATGGAATTTCGAATGTTCCATATCCTGCTACATTTACCGTTGTTTTGCCGCTGCTCATAAGTATATATTAAAGTAAGGCTACTATATAATCAACATGAAAGAAGATGAGATGGATGAGTTTTTAAATAATTTTGAAGAAACTCCAAAAACAACCACACAAACGGGCAATGTAGTTCCCATCAAAGAGGAAAACTTACAAGACTATGTCACTGAAAGAATTAATCAATTAGCTACTATCAGCATTGAAAGTATTCAGGATGTAAAAGATCTTGCCATAGCCTCGAATGATGGGGAGACGATTTCCGCTCTGGCATCTTTAATCGCCGCCAGTACTAAACAATTAGAGTTGTTGAGTAAAATATCTTTATCCTTACAAAAGATCAAAAGTGCCGAAAAGATGCAAGACAAAACTATTGCGCATAAGGAGAAGGTGGTAGAACGCAAACACGAACAGCTTAAAGAATTGGGCGGTGCTGGCGAACAACCACAGTTATTACAACAGAATAATGTTTATGTCACAGCAACTCGTGAAGAACTACTAACTCTTATGATGGCTGATATTAAGAAGCCGGAAAAGAAAATAATTGATATTGATGTATAGCAGATATAATATGAGCTTGATATTTAATCTTATCAAAGGTTTTTATCTCCATATCAATTTCATTAGCATCTGGTACTTGAAACATCTTATTGGCACCATCAAATGGACTTGATTTAATAGTGTTCATAAAGATTCGATAACAATCCCCGAACAACTTGCGAACGCTTGCAATTGGACATACAAAATCGCATATAGCATAGTCTGCTGTGCTTTCCTTTGCCAACTTATACATTATTTCAGCTTGGCGTATTTGTCCTGATGCTGAATAGTCTCCATCGTTATATTTGCTCCTAACATCTTTGGCATTTATATGTTCAACTTTAGCATAACTCATTTCTTGAATTAGCTGTTGGCTAAACATAGTTTTACCTGAATTGGGTAAACCAAAAACAAGTATAATTTTAGCCATACATCAAATGATGATACAATCTATTACTGCATGCAAAGTTTTACTTTACGTTGCAAATCAGGCCAGGAGTCATTAAAGGCAACATTAGAACTAGCCGATAGAGTGCTTAGAGATACAGTAGCTGCAGAAGATAATGCTGTAAATTCAATAGTACCACCATCAGTACGAAGCATAGCTACTGTTTGATTATTAAAGGCGTTATTCAATGCAAATACAGTACCGAATGCAGAGAATGTAGTAGAGGCAATAGCACTAAATGCTGAAAGAGCGATTGGAGCTGAAAGGGGTGCATTATACAGAATACCCATAACTGGAATACTTTGGAAAGGAGCAGATGCTGTTAGATTAACTAATTGTACTGTTGTACCAGCGCTAACTGTACGTGCAGAAACAGATAAATTTGCAGGTGAAAATGCTGCTGCAGAAATGGCTTGGCTTGTGAAATAACTCATGATATTACTTAGGAGTTATGTAGATACTTTGTTTTGGTAGTTGGCAATATTTATGCCAATGCCAGATTCATACGGATGATAGAAAATATTATTGTATGTTTTAAGGTATGGTTCTAAATACTCCCAATAATATTTGCTAATATGTAAATGGATGGCATCATAAGAATGCCAGTTAAAAGATTTATAGACTGCTTCTGCCCACTTGCGTCGTTCTGCGTGTGGCATCACTTTGGTATTCTTACGATCTGCACCTTCGCAGAGTGTTAGGGACTCGTAGGGTTCAATAAGATCAAATAAATCTAATAAGCCATATTTCGCCGAAAGAACTTTGCAATTGTGATATTCTTTAAGGCAATGCTTCTTCATAGCCAAGAATAAAGTGGAGTTGTCATACATTTCATTAACCGTGCATAGACGATCTTTCTTAGTTTTAGCACAATTGATAATGCCCAACGTCTTGGGAATAATTTTATCCTTTTTAATAAGATTCTCTGCTCCCGAAAGTGGTTGTAGATTGGTATAGTGTAGAGCTGCTTTAAGATCTGATTCTTTAGTAAGGTCAAAGGAGTCTATAGGTTTAATATGATCAATATGCCAATAAGATCCTTGATTATCCCAGTTCATTTCAGGAGTAAATTGCAATTCTAGGTAATGCTTAAGATTTGGAATAGAGCACCCTGTGTATTTGTCTATTTTACTAGTTTTGGATTTGAAGTAGTTTTTAAATCTATCCCTCAGACGACGCTTGAGCCGAAAGTATACATCATTCTGCATTCTCTCTCTTTCATATGCATTTAGGTATGATTGATAATGTTCTCTATTTTCACCGCGCCATTTACGCATATATTCTCTTTGCTTAATACGGCCTTCCATTCCTTGCCTTTTTCGCATTTCTTTCATGCGAGTTTTATAAAGTTCCGGATTGTCTTTGTATGCTTTATTTCTTTTTTCTTTTATTTTGTCGTAATTTTTTAATGTTGCTTTTTTACATTGCAAAATATTACGTCCCGGGTTTAACCAATCTAATATCTTCTTTTTTGGAATATTTACTTTACGAGAGGCTTCGCATAATCCAAATTCATAATAAGCTTCTAGTGCTTTAAATGCCTGTTCAAATGTATATTTTTTAAATGTGGTTTGATTTAAAAGTTCTTCAATCTTGTCGTTTTTCATTTATTATTACTTAGTGATGTTGATAACTTATTTCACATTAAATATAAAATATTAACGATACCGCATTAATAATAGGTCAAAAGCAAAAGAGCCGGAATTTCTTCCGGCTCTTTTGGAGTTTGTAAATCGTTGATTTACAACGAACTATTAGAGATATACTGACTGATTAGCAGGACTGAAAGCAGTGCTAAGACCAGAAACGATGATCATGTGATAGTATAGGTTGGCCCCAAAGAGGTTGTTCACAACTCCGTAACGTGTTAACATCGCAACGCGAGGTTGGAATGTATTAGGATCGATAGCTCTCTGGACCATCACAGGGATGTAAGGGCAGTAGACGATACCAGTATCATAGAACTCAGGGCCCTTGTAACCAAGGAGAGCATATTCAACTGTATCGGTACGAGCACCGACCTGGATCTGACCTTCAAAGCGTGTATCACGATATACATTGAAACGTCCACCAACAGAACCGACTTTAGCGATACCTGTTGGCTGTGTGTTGACGTTCCCATTAATCATGTAAGGCTTGAAGTCCTTAAGCATTTCCATAATCGTACACACGCGAGGTGTAGCGATGATGAAGTTTGCTGCACCACGACGGTTGCGGATAGCGATACGATTTCCTTCAACAAGAATCTTGCTGTAGAAGTCAATACCACGTTCTGCAATCCAGCGACCATCAGCAGATGCTGGGCTCCATGTGGAGTAACCTGCGCCCGCGCCGGCTCCAAGACAAACCTGGATCATGCGGATTACCATTTCACGGTCGATTTCGGCCTGAATTTCATAGCTCATCGCATTTGTCAATTCAGAGTCAATATCAATACCGTTCATGTTCTTGAGATCTTGCTCAAGTTCAAGTGTCCATTTTGTAGCAAGGCG